GCGGCCCGCGGGCATCAGTGCGTTCAGGACTTGCTGCTGGTCGAACGTAGACAAGTCCTGCATGTGGTTCTTCAAGTCCTGGAGGGCGGTCATCAGGCCGCCCGGCGAGCGCAAGTCGTCCGAGAGCTTGGCGGCGTCCAGGCCGATGCCTTCGAGGGCCTTGTTCGCCTTCGCGGACGGCGCGTAGAGGAAGTGCAGCGCCGTGGCGAGCTGTGCGGACGCCGAGCTGGCCTGGTAGCCCTCGTCCGTGAGGATCGTCATGGCCGCCATGATGTTCTGGAGGCTCAGGCCAGCGGCCTTCGCGGAGGGCAGGAGGCCCGTACCGAGCGCGGTCACAAGGTCCTGCATCCGCATGTTCCCGGCGCCGACCGCGGCATTCAGGACGGCCATCGTGTGCTGAAGGTCGCCAGCGCCCTTGATGTTCACCAGCCACGCCGAGCCGAGTGCCGTGGCCGTGGACTCCAAGTCGGCGTTACCGACCGCCGCGCCCTCGGCGGCGACCTTGAGCGCGGTCATGGCATTCGCGCCTCGCAGGCCGATTGACTCCAGGTGGTAGAGGCCCTGTGCGAGCGCGTTCGGGCCCTGCGGGACGGTTTTCGCCAGCGCGAGCACCTGGTCGCCGAGCTTCGCGACCTCGGCCTGCGAGGCGCCCGCCTGCGTATGGATCTGCTCCATTGACTGCTGGAACTTCACGGCCAATTCGCCGGTCGCGACGCCTAGCGCCGTGATCGGCAGCGTCAGGCTGCGGCTCAGCGAAGACCCGAGCCGCCCGGTAGATGCGGACAGGGCGGCAAGCCGCTTGTCCATCGACGCTTGCATGGCGGCGCCGGAGCGGTCCACCGCCCCACGCGCTGCCATAAGCCCTGCGTCTAGTTGTCGGCCGTCGGTCCGCAGCTCCAGGACTGCGACACCGAGAAGTTCTCCGCTAGCCACCCGTTGCTTTCGCCTTTCTCTGTCTCTCTCTCATTCGTGCCAGGGTCGCCTCGTCCGGCGGCCGCAGGCTCACCCGACCGCCCGTCAGCGCCATTGGCGACACCTTTTGGCCGCGGCCGCGCTGCACGCGCTCGCCCGCAACAGCCTCGTCCAGCTCGTCCGACAACGCCTGCACGGCCGCTTCATCCAAGCGGCGCTCGTTCGTCGCGAGCTGCAAGTACATCCGTGTCTGGGCCTCCCGCGCTTCGAGGCGCGGCAGCGCCCGGTACATCAGGTTCAGCTCCCACTCCGGAACGTCGTGCCAGGTGCCATAGGCCGGGTCCGGGGCGCCATAGAAACGGCGAAGCCGGGCGATCAGCTCTCCGTAGTCGAGCTGTTCCCCGGCGTCTCCTGCTCCGTCTTCTCCGGCTCCGTCTCCGGCTCCGTCTCCGTCTTGGCCTCTTCCTCTGCCTGCGCCGCTAGCACTTGCATCAGCAGCGGCGCGTTCTGAAAAGTGAGCACCACTTCCCGCTTCCAGAACGGGGTCAGCTTCCTGCCCAGATCCGCACGGATCGTCTTCGGATCCACTACCACCTTGTCGAACAGCCGGTCAAGCAACTGCTCCATGCGCTTACCGTCGGCGCGGTTGCGTGTCTCCTGGCCCCAGAGCCCGTCGAACTCGCGCACGTCGCGCGTGAAGTCGGCGTGCTCCCTCGCGCTGAACTCACTCGTCAGTCGGAGGTCGTAACGATTCTCTTCAAGTAGAAGGAACGGGCGCTCTGGCGCCAGTTCAGCTACCTCTAGGAGCGGTTTGCGCTCTTTCGACACTTGGGCCTCCCTCGGCCTTGGCGTTTATGCGGATGTAGATGCCACGCCGCCGCGCGCCCTCCACCAGCTCGTCGAGCTGCTGGTGGAGTTCGCGCGTGCGACGGCGATGGCGGTTCGCGGAGCGTTTGTGCTCGCGCGCCTGGTGGAGAAGGCGCGAAGCCTTCCCCACCAGTTCTTCTGCTTCGGTTTGAAGCTGCTCGGCCCGCGCCTCATCGGCCTCGGCCAGAAGGTCACGCATCCGACTAGGAATGCGCGGCCGTCTGCGCCAGGTAGAGCGCGGGATCCGTCCCGGACACGTCGCCCAGGATCTTGAACTCAACCGCGAGTTCGGCAGGCGTGCCCTTCACGTACTTCGGCGCCTGCGACCCGCTCTGCGAGCAGCGCGTGAACTCGTACTGCGCGTTGAAGGTCCCGCTCCCGTCGTCGTACGGCGACAGGCCGCGGACCAGCACCGCGTAGGTGGCGACGGTGATACCGCGCTTCAGCTTGATCGACTTGTAGCCGCCCGCGCCAGTGGTCGGAGCGACGGTCGTGATGACCGCGTTGTCCAGGATCGCGGAGAACGCCTCCACGGTCGTATCCACCAGCGAGAACTGGACGCTGAGCGCTTCGGCGGTCCGCCATTCCTTCACGGGCAGCGTGTCGCCAGCGGGGGTGAAGTCGGACGTGGTTTCGCCCAGGTTGACGGTCACACCGACATCGCCCTGGTTGTTGATCCCGTTCACGCCCAGCAGGGTCCAGCCGGTGCCCGGAACGGCGTCAACCGCCGGGAAGGCGGTCCCGACCGCGGCCACGTAGACCGAGTAAGGCGTGCCGACTACCTCGGCATACTTCTGTGCAGCCATAAGGGCTATTCCTCCTGTTCAGGCTGCCCCTCGCCGCCATCGGCCTCGGGCTCACTCGCGGTCGGCGCAAAGTCCGACCAGATGGTGTCCGGCTCGGTGACCGGCTCGGTTGCGACCGGCGCTTCGTCCGGCCCGTTGTCTTCGACCAGCGACCACCGTTCGTCGCCGCTGCTCAGGATTTCCTCGGCGCGCTCGTCCGACACGACGGAGTGCCGCGTGCGGTCAGGCGCCGCGAAAGCCAGCGTCTTCATGGAACCTCCTACGGTTCGTTGGCGAGCGCCTGGAACGAGCCACGCGCTACCGGCCAGTCAGTCGCCGGGTCCCGGAAACTGAGCGGGCCGCCCGCCAAGCGGGCCCAGTACACACGCCCCGTCTTCTGCATCCGCGTCAGCGCAGGGACAACGACATCCCAAACGCCATAAGCGTCGAATGGCGACGTGCCATAGCAGATGACATCGAAGCGCCCGTCGTTGAACGGCAGGTACCCGCCGCCCAGGTTGCTCGCGCCGCCCGACGGGACGACCACAACGGCCTCCGTCGGCATCAGCGCCTTGGTGGCGTCGTCCAGCTCACCGCCGAACACGCGCGTCCCGACCAGCGCGGACACAGCCGCGTCGGCCTGAAGTACAGACACCAGGGTTGAAATCGGGTCCGTCATGTCTTCGTCGCCAGCTTCTCTGCCATTAGGTGACCGAGCTGCGGGAAGAACTCGTCGGCCGCTGGCCGCAGGAACGGCTGCTCGTACTCCAGGAACAGGCCATAGAAGCCGCGGCGCTTCGTCGTGCCGAACTTGCCCGACACGGTGCCGCTGCCTTCGACGTGCGCGGGCTCAGAGATTGTCTCGCGCTCCAGGCGCCCCGTCTGCGACTGCCACCAGTGAGAAGATTCCGCGCGCGTCGCGGCGGCCTGTGTCAACTCGTTGACGGCCTCCAGGCCAGCGCGTGTCGCGTCAGAGACAATCTGCGCGGCCCGCCAGTCCACCACCTTCATCGCACGCCCTCCAGTACCAGCTCGATATGCCCCGGCCGGTTGATGACGGCGTGAATCCGCATCGGGCCGTCCAGGATCGTGTTGCCGTCCTGGTCGGTCACGGACACCACGCGATCCGTCCGCGCCACCACGTCCACGCCCGCAGGCAGGAGCACAGTGCGGTTCGAGAGCGTGATGTCAGAGCCTTCGGTCGGACGCTCGCGCGACGTGTCGATCCAGCCGCGGCACGGCTGGTTGGTCAGGTGCGGCTGCCAGTTGGCGGAAGTGCCCTTCCAGCCGTCTGCTGTACCGGCGTTCCGGTCGATCTGGCACAGGTGCTTCAGACCAACGCGGCTGGACACAAGGCTCATCGCAGTGCAATCGAGCCTGCGGTACGGCGTACCGCGTCGTGGATCATGCGCTTCTCGTCGTCGGTTAGGAGCAGGCCCGGCGCCACGCCCTGCGTGCCGCTGCGCGGCTGGTAGACAACGCGCTCAGGGCCATAGCTCTCTTCGACCACATTGCCGGGGTTCACCCACGCGCGGACGGCCTGCTCCAAGCACACAGCGCGGATCACGTCGGGCACCGTTGCCCAGCCGTGCGTGTAGGTCACTACAAGCGTCTGCGTCGGGTCGCCCCAGCCGTCGTCCGGATAGAGGACGTAGAACTGATCCTCGGACACGACGGTCGAGTTCAGCCGCACCAGCATGTCGCTGATGAGCACGTAGTCGGTGTCCAGCACCATTGCCACGCCATTGAGCGTGACGCTCGCGACCGATACCACGGGGCGCTCGGGCAGACGGATTACCTCATCCGTCGAACCCGGGCGCGTGAGCACGTCGTTTGCGACCTGACTTATCGTCTGCTTCGCTTCCTTCTGGATAACTCCGGAGGCGAGCTGGAGCAGCGTGTCGGCGCGCGTCTGCTCGGCAGCGCTCAGCGTGACGCCCAGCCGCACGGCCAGGTCGGCGTTCGTGGCGAACTGCGCCACGACTTACTCCTGCTCGTCCTCAGCAGGCTTGCCAGCCTCGGGGGCCGGGCGCTCGTCCGCTTGCTTCTCCTGCTCTTTCAGGGTCGCCTTCGCTTCGTCGGTCCGCGGGGTAGCGGACGACAGCGAGCGCTCCTGGTCCTTGTCCTTCGCCATTGCCATTGACTCCCCGTGTTGAAGATGGAACCCGGCCCGCCCGGCCGCCTCGCCGTAAAGGCGCTGCCACCAAGCGGGCCAGGTGCAGATCGCCCGCGACTAGACGAGCGTGACGGCCGAGCCCGCGAGGGCGTTCGGCACGATCACCTTCGAGCCGTAGACGTGGAGGCCACGGATGCCGTCACCAAACTGGTTCTGGAGCCGGATGGCCTCGGTCTTCACGATCTGCTCGGCGAAGGTCACCGCCATCGGGTGACCCGCGATGATCGTGTAAGCGCCGCTCGCGAAGGGCACGGTGTTCGACTCGAAGATGTCGAACCCGGCCGCACGGCCGATGAAGCCGTTGCGGAGCGCTTGGTTGCTCTGGTCGCCGGAGTACGCCGCGAAGATGAACTGGTCCAGCTTCAGCAGGTACTTGAGGAAGTCCGGCGGGACGATCAGGAACCGACCGTCATCGGGCACCGCTGCCTTGGTGAGCTGCGTGCGGAGGTCCAGCAGCAGCGACCAGGCGTCCTCCTGGGCGGTCGTCGGGTTGACCGCGACCGTCTTGGCGCCGATGTTGCGGTTGGCGTTGTCGTCCACGCCGACGACCGTTCCGGCCGCGGCGTTGATGCTCGTCTGCATCACGCCCGACAGGTACGAATCGACCTTCTTAGCCAGCTCGAAGGCCGCGCCGCCGGACACTTCGCCGACGAATCCGGGGAGCGCCTGGCGGCGGTCCACGTCATCGACGGTGAACGCGAAGTAGTCCTGCTGGTTGACCACCAGCGAGCGCTGGTCGTCGGTCAGCAGATCCCAGGTGATGTCCGTGTTCCGGGTGTAGGAACGGACGGCGGGGCGGACGAAGTGGGTCACGTTGACGGTATCGCCAGCCTGCGCGATGTCGCCCTCGTAATTCCGGTTGATGGTGCCGGGCTGCCCGTAGACGAGCCTGTTGCGAAGCTCGACAAGCAGCACATCGGACCAGATTTTGGGAATGAAGTTGGTGATTGCCACCTATCTCTTCTCCGTTGTGCCTGTCGGCCGCGGCGCCCAGCGCCCTCGCCGTACTTGAATTAGGCGCCTGTGACCTGCCGGAGTTGGCCCTTTCGGTATGCCTCCACCGTCTGCTCAGGCGTCATCTGCTCCAGGGCCTCACGCGAAAGTTGATCCGCGTTCGCGCCACCGCGAGCGCCCTGATCTGCGCTCGGGACACTCGGCCGCTGGCCGGTCAGCCAGGGGCGCTGCGTCAGCAGCGAATCGAATGCGCCCTCCACGCCCGTCGGCGTACCGTCGTCGCCGAACGTAATTGCCGCACGGTCGATCAGAGCGACCGCTGCGTCCGGATCCACCACGTTCCGCTTGGCGCCCTCTGCGACGACGGCGGCGCGAAACATGGACTCTTGTGCTGCTTGCTGCGCCGCAATGGCGTCCTGCTCTGCCTTCGCGACACGCTCCTGAGCCCTCTCAAGCTCAGTCTTCTGGGCCTGCTCGAACTCATCGAACTTGGCCGCTTTCCCCTTCAGGTCCTCGTAGTCCGAGAACTTCTGCCGCTCACGCGCGACCCGCTCCTGAACGATGCGGTCCAGGTCGGCCTGCGAGAATGTCCGCTCGGCGGGCGGGGTGCCCTTTGGGGGATCGCCCTTCGGCGGGTCGTTGTTCGGCTCGCCCGTAGCGGGCGCAGGGGTGGTGGTTGCCTCTTCGGCCATTACTGCCCTCCTATGGAGTAGTCCGGCGCTCTAAGCCGCGCCGTTGGCTTACGGGTTCAGTTGGCGATGGACGGGGGCGGCTTCTCGCCCATCTGGCGGTACAGCGAGCGCAGCTTGGCTGCCGCCGCGCGCTTCGCCGCCGCTGGCGCCTGCGTCTGTCCGATGCGGACCGCAGCCGCGTGGATTCCATTGCGGTTGTAGGGCCCGTGATGCGGCTCTTTCACCGGCAGGTGGCACTTGGACTTCACCTTCGGGCCCGAGCCGGTGTTCTCGTCTATGAGCGCCGCCGAGCAGTAGTCGTCCGCGTCCTCGTAGTCGCTCTCTGAGAACTGGCCCCACGGCTTGTTAGAAAATGTCGCCACTCATCCTTCTCCCCAGTTGTCTGCCATTAGCCTCGGTCCGATGTCGCCCGGCACGACGCGCACGCTGGCGTCGATCCGCGAGAACTTCGGCGAGCTGTCTGTGATCGGCTCGACGCCGCAGCCGCAATGCTCATGGATCGGCATTAGGTCGCTGGTGTGGTACACCTGACCCGCCGCCGCCTGGCACAGCGCGCAGGCCGTCGCGTCCGGGACGCGGATCCAGCCAGTGACGCCCGAGTCGGGCATGTTCATCCAGTCGCGCGCCGAGTGCGTCTGCGCGAGCTGCAAGTCCGTGGACACCAGCTTCGAGAGCCGCGCGACGCCGCTCGCCAGCGCCGCCTCTTTCGACTCGCCCGCCATTAGCGCCACCGTGAGCGCCGCGTAAGGCTGCGAGTAGACCTCGGCCGGGTTGGCGTTGCGGAGCGCAGCCACGGTGTAGCGAAGCGCGTCAAGCTGCTGGGGCGTCGCGCCGGTCGCCAGCGCCAGGTAGCCGTTGACCAGGTTCACCATCTGCTGCTGGCCCGCGGCGACGAGCGCCAGAATGCGACTCACGCCCTGCGGCTGGTTGCCCTGCTCCTGGCCGAAGACCGCTACCGCTGCCGCCGTGAGCGCCGCGAGAAGCCGCTGGCGCTGTTGGCGGTAGGCGTTATTCAGCTCCGGCGTCGCCGCCATTGCCCTGCTGGCCGCCGCCCTGCTGCGCTGGCTGGTCCGCCATTGGGAGCTGCGGGTTCAGCATCGCCCGCTCAAGCGCGTCCTGCATCCGCCCGGCGCGGAAGCGCGCGATCTGCGTCTGCGAATAGCCAAGCTGTTCGAGCGCCGCGTCCCACGGGATCAGTCCCGCCTGGTACTGCTTCACCACGGCGTCCGTGATCTGCGACTGCGTGCGCTCGCTGAAGTCTGCCCAGACAATCTCCGAGTCCGGCGGCGTCACGCCATTACCGGCGGCGTAACGCGCCAGGCGCATCGCTTCCTCGGCGCCCTCGCCATAGGACAGCGCCTTGCGCGCGCACTTGCGGACCAGGCCCGCCTCGGCCGCTTCGAGCGCGTCGCCGGACGGCGACTGGCCCTGCTCGATCAGGTAGTGGCGCGGCGTGCGGGTCGTGACCGCGATGTGGAGAACGTCCTGCTCAATGGCGTTGATGTAGCCGCCCAGGTCGGTCTGCTCGAACTCGCCGAAGCGCACGTCCGGGTCCTCGGCCTGCCACAGCTTGTCAATGGCGGCATCGAAGGGTTCTACCTCCTGGCTCTGGTCGTCCACCATCAACTTCAGGCCGACGGCCCAACGCTGCCGGTGCGCGCCGAAGTAACCGGCCAGGCAGCGCTCGAACAGCGTGCCATTGATCCGGTCCTGCGTCGCCGTCACGTCATACAACTCGGAGATTCCCTCGCGGAGCAGCCGCGGCTTGTTCCGAATCGGGATGATCGGCACGACCTTCAGGTTGTGCCTGACCACCTGGTCCGGCGCGTCCAATGGCATCCACGGCAGGATCGGCTGCTTCGCCAGGTCCGCCTCGGTGCCGACGACAGGCGATGTCGCCGTGCCAGCGGGGCGGTAGAACTTGTAGACCGCATCAGGCATGTAGACGTTCGCCCGAAGGTCGCCCGTCCACTCGTCGCGCCACATCTTCAGCGCCGCCGCGCGCTGCATGAAATTCGTGCCGGGCACGTAGGCCACGATGGTCTGCTGCGCGTCCTCGACCGCGACCGTCGGATACGGGTCGCCGGGCCAGACGGACAGGTAACTCACGCCCTTTATCAGCGCCTCGGTGATGGCCGTCTGGAACTGGGCGTCCATGCTGTTCGCCTGCCAGATGTCCCAGGTATCCTTATCGGCGCTCTCGTCGGAGCTGGCCGACAGCCGGAAGCCGTCCACCTGCAAGCGCTCCGCGGCCACGTCCACGACCATGCCCATGAAGTTCGATTTGGAGTCCTCAAGCAGCCCGCGGAACTCGTTACGCATCTTTGCGTTGTGCGCCTTCGTGACGAACGGCAGCGGGTGGTCGCCGTCGTAGTAGCTGCTGAAGGCGTTGATTTCCCCCCAGCGGGCGATGATGCGGAGTTCGAGCTGCGTTGCCCACCAGCCGGGCGACCCGACGGGATTCTCGGCTTGTGACTGTCTCGGACCAAATGGAAGGACGCTCAATTCCAACCTCTCACGCGATACTGCGGTTTCTTCGTGGCGCCAGCCGCAATAGCGTCGCTGCGCGCCTCCCAACTGATTACCGCCGCAGCCGCGGCGTCCATCTTTCTCGGCGAGTCCGGCCGGTCCTTCGCAATCACGTACATCTGCCGGTGGTCATCGTCGTAGACGTTCACCTTGCGCCGGACGGCGTTCTTCACATGGCGCGTGAAGTCCTCATCGCCCGCGTGCCGGAAGTCGCGGGCCGCGAACGCCTGCGTGTAGTTGCGGACCGCCCAGGCCATCTGTCGCGGCCGGTTCGTGAACCACGGGATCACGCGCTTCTCGCCGTACTCGCCCTGCCACTTCGTCACCAGATGGTCGATGTACTGGGGGTCGATGTAGACGCGCCACACTTCCCAGCGCGCCATAGCCTCAGCCATAGCGCCGTCCACTTCGTTCAGCGGGTGCTCGTAGTCGTCGTCGGCGCTCTGGGGGCGCTCCCAGATGCCCACAGGCCACTGGTAGCCGGTCACCACGTCCGTCGCGATCATCGCCAGACCGTCCACGAACCGCGCGCCGTCTACGCCGACCACGATCAGCTCGCCTCCCGGGATGTCCTGCGGGTCGGCAAGCTCATCCCAATGGCCCCCATTGAACGCCTTGGACTCGGGCGCTTCCTTGCGATTCAGGAACCAGCGCTCGGCTTGCGCCGGATCGCGCGGCAGCAGCGCCGTGATTTCGGCCTCGATGCGGTCCAGGTTGATCCACGGCTGGATCTGCCTCCTGCCGAGCCTCTGGCCCGTCACGGCGTCGCCATAGACCGCTCGCAGCGCCCTGCGCCGCTCGGCCTTGTCGCGGATGTTCAGCCCCTCAGCGGGGTTCACGTCGTCGTGGAGCACGCCGTCGTGCTCGTTCTCTGCCGTGTACTGGGCAACGGATTCCTCCGTCGGGTCCCAGGCGTTCGGCGTAGAGAGCCAGCGGCCGCCCGTGCCTGCCAGGTTCCGCCGCTGGTTGTCCGCCAGCTTCCTCCCGCCGTTCGTCTGCACCCAGCTCTCGGTCTGGTCCTGCACGACGAACGTGATGCGCT